CTCGGGTGTTTCGTCGTGGGTATTCGCTGTTGTACTATTCATGTTGTTTGCTTGATCTTCATACAAAGATTGTATTTTTGATAATTTTAACGCATCATCGAGCGTTACCCATTTCTCAGGTATGGGATCTTCTGAGGAAAGATCCAGATTCCTACTGTCTACAATCTCTTTTCCTATTCCTTTTTGGGGCGAGCTTGCGGATTTGGCATATCTCTTCTCTTTTCTTTTCTCTTTTCTTTCACTTCTTTTATTATATCTTGCTAAAATCTGATAATCTGTTAATGCTATTGATGCACTCAGTGCTTTCATTATTTCACTGGCATCTTCTACTCCATTCTTAGTTAATTTTGGGGCTTGATCTTCCATCATAAATTCATCATAATCATTTATAGCTATCAAAGATGACTGTCTCCAATGTGTGAGTACCTCGTCATCTAAATACTTATCATCGATTCCATCATTTTTATCTGCTTTCAATTTTATGTAATCCCATATCTCATTCGGAGACATGGTAAATAGCTTCATTCTATCTGTAATAGCATCAAAGTAATCTTGATACCTGAAAAATTTCGGTGTCCATGTTAATTTAACTTTTCTTGCTGCATGGACTAACTTCTTAAATTTCGGGAACCAAACTTGTTCTCCGTGTAATGCTAATTCTCCTAAATATGTTTCCAATACTGATTCAAAATCTCTACTATCATACTTCTTCTTATTGACCCATTGAATCATGTCATCTATCGATTCCATGTCCAATGGAGCAACATATTTTCCATCTACTTTCTTAAAACTTCTCTTAAGGAAAGTGGCTTCACATAAAGGTGTATAATCCGGCGCGTCATTATCTTCTGTCTTGTCTGCACTCGTGATTACATAACCTATTTGTTTTGCTGCTTTCCTAATCGTATTAAATGTTAAAATTCCTTTAAACCTATCATTGACTCCAAATATGAAATCATCTCCTTGTACAATAATATAACTATTCAATAATAACTCTGCTATAAAATTCCTAATTGTTTTCCTCTTCACTTTACTAATATCGGGAAAAACTACTAAACATGCACTATAGATTAACACTTCCTGATTAGAATCGCCATTAAAAAATAACGTACCTGGGTTACCTGAACCTAAGCCGTCTTCTTTATCATAAACAACTCCTTCAAATAATATCTTCGCATTGTAAGCTTCAATCGCAATAATTTCTCTTGCTTTAGCATATTCATCTTGGTAATATAAATTTGCATGATATGCATGTGAGCCTAACATGACTGCTTTATTCCTAAAATCATATCCTTTGTGGTCTCCTATAATCAAATGTAACGGTTCTAATATCTTTCCTAATGTATTCCATTCTGGACCATGTTCATTAATTCCTGCTGCGAATCCATTATGGATTCTATTCTCAATCAAATATCTATTAAATTCCATGTACAAACATCTATAAGTGGCACTCAACTTGAGCGGACCACCATAGATCATCCTTAACTTCCTATTTTCTTTAACTTCTTTCTTATTCAAACTTTCAAATTTTGGAAAGCAATAATATATAAATGTGTATCTCTTTCCTTTATTGCTCCAATAAATGATATCTAAAACTTCTGCTTTCATTTTCTTAAAATATTCATTGTCAAAGGAGAACTTATCTCCATTTCCAAACCATAGATACTTACCACCACCGTGTTTTGCGGCAATAACATTATCTGGATGGCCTGCGCTTGTGCTACGTGGTATAGGTTTCAAGAGAGGATCTCCTTCAACCCCAGCACATGCTTCTTCAACAGTGAATATTCTTCCTGGTCCTCGTGTTTCAATTGGGGCATTTCTTTTATCTCTCTTATATCTTTCTTCTACAATAATGTTAACAACATCACTAGCAATAGCTACATTTTCTGAATGAGCTTTGTTCAATGTTTTAACACATGGATCAATAACACTGCCTGATTCATCGGTATATTTGTGGGCATTGGACGGTATTTTAGTGGGTTCTGTAATCATTCCATGAACTGGTGACTTACACATAGGATTGTGTCTAGGGACTGCTACGAATTCTTTTTCTTTCCACAATGAAGGATATTGTAAATCTCCTCCTTCATCTTTCATATCAATTTGGTCTAATGTTAATTCCGTATCATAATTATGATTCATAGCTTCCAGTTCTTCAGTAATCTGCTCTTGTATGATAACTGGTCCGCATCCATTGCGGCCACACCCTTGTGTGTGGAAACCAGCTATCTTTCTCTTGGCAACTCTGTGATCATGCAGAGCGATAATTGAACCGCAGTCTCCTTCTTGGGTCATACCTACATATAACCAACTCCATTTATTTCTAACTCCTCCGACACATCTGATGTCGGGTTTAATTCTGGCGTCAATATCTCTTTCTGACAATTTATTTACTCCTCTAACACGATACAATGTTGCGTGTTGAGAATATACTTCTTCGTTAATATCTTCGTCACTTATAAAATACTCAATGATTGGGGTAGATGGCTGATGGCCAGTACCCGTGGCATCAAAGAATACAACGTCTTGGTCTTTTAAATCTCCTTTGGGCAAAATAAAATTATTTTCTTTGGGATGGAATGAAAAACCTCCTATAGGCTTTCCATCAACAACTTTAGCTTCATATCTTTCTAATCTTAAAGGTTTGTCAGGACCTAAAAGTCCTTTTTCTTGGGACTTTCTTATCACTTCTCTAAAATGTTTAGGCATGATGGCGATATGACCAGATATAAATATAACTGATCCAACTAATACATTACCAACATACATAACATATACATTTCTTCTTAATACTTTCTTGATTATAACATCGACATTCGAATCGACTATATTTTCACTATATGCTGCTTGATTATTCATTTTCTTAAGTGGCTTTCTACTCTGCTTCATTTCTCTTGCACTAATATTACTATTACTTTGATCGGTTAATTTATCTTTTCTACTTTTATCTTCTTCTCCAAGTATGGGCAACAAATTTGTATACTTAGACACTCCTTTAACGAAGTATCCCATTGCCATACAAACTGCTAACACATAAGCTGCATTTTTTGCTACATCTAATA